CATATTGGTGAGAAATTTGGTCGTTGGAAGGTGTAGTAGTTTGACTAGTAGCTAATGTTTCTTGATTAGGATTTACATAGGGAGTATGTCTAGTAGCTATCATATCATTTTTTTTTTTAGTTCTTGGTCATAGAGATATGTCTGTACATCTGATGCTGGTGAATAACCACCTTGAGTATAAGTTCCTAGTCCTGACATATCGCCTTCACCATATTGATTTGAAATTTGGTTTGCTACATAAGCGTCTCTTGCCTCTTGTTCGCCTACCGTTCCTTGGTTCGCTGACATTTCATCCATTATCGCAGTTTGCGTTACTATTCTATTCCAATTATCTTGAGCTTCTTTGTCACCTGTACCAAGTACATTAACAAAAGAGCCATCAGGATTTTTCTCAATAATTTTACTTCTATCTGCGTTTAATTGGTCTAACGCTTCGGCTGTTGTCACATCGCCACCACCTAAATTAAGTGTATCCCCTAACGTTGTTGTGTGTACTGTTGGAGAAGTAGGAATAATACCTCCACCTCCACCACCTCCATTACTCGGAGGTGCATCTCTTTGTGTAGGCACATTAGCTCCATACAACGCTTGATATTGTTCCCATGCTTCTGGTTGATTCGCTTTCGTTTCTGCTAAGGCTTGGTCATAAAGTGGCATAGAACTATATCCCGACCAACCACCTGCAAATTCAGTTGGCTCAGGCATACCACTCAAGGGTGTTAGGTTTAAATAATTATCTCCAAGCAACCCAAATGCTCTCGCTGTATCTATATTAGTTCCCATAGCAGCTTGTTGAGTTGGATTAAATCCTGCTACATCCGGCCCTCTATATGGCATGTAAGGTATTCGTTGTACATCTTCAGCTCTTTGTAAGTTCCTTATTGCCGGCCCTTTAAGCCAATCAGGAATTTCTGTTGTTTTTGTTTCGCTACCACCCTTACTCATATCAAAGCTCCTTTGTTAATACGGTAAAATTCTGTTTCCATCCTCTCGGTTCAAGTACCTTCTTCCAACCTGCTCTACCAGTTATAGACATCCCCTTGCATCCTTGAGCTTTTCCCCACTCAATAGCATCATCGTGCATATCGGTAATTTGTTTAATTCCATGACCATTTTCCCCACCTGCTAGGAAGACATGTAAAATTTTCTTATTAGGATACACTAAAATCTCTGTTACTGCACACCCTCTTTCACCACTCCACAGTTGCATGTGACCACTCATCACACCATCTACAATGTCAACAAAGTCATGGGTATCTCCACCTTTATCAAGTGCAGACTGTATCCACTTCCTACATTTTAATAATTCATCTTGCATACTCATGGGTCTAATTTAATTTTAATCCAAGCTCCATCTTTTGATACTACTGGGCATTCTTCTTCTGCATCCCACATCAAAATACCATCCTCTGCTGCTGAATCTTCAGATGTTTTAAAACGTAGCCTATCCATTGATTTTACTAAGAAAGAGTTCATACTTTCTGCCCAACTCTTCCACTTATCTCCTAAAGGTGGTGGTGGATGTGGTGCACTCATCGTCTACCCCCTGTTCTAGCTTCTATTCTCATAATTCCTGACCTCCAATCGTTATTTTCTGCACCTTGAATCTTCATTCTTAGCTGTCTACCTGAGAATCTAACGTCTGTAGGATTACCTAGAGTGTAAGTACCATGTGTTGTTTCTGTATCATTTGGGTAGAATCTAGTTTTGAACGTCACCTCAACATCTCCTTGTGTCTTTTCATCAGGTATAAGATTGGTTACTCGCATGATTTGGTCACCATTTCCTAGACTAATTGAACCTGATTCTGCAAAAGGTTTGCTTGAACCATTATGGGTGTATCCTGTCTCTTGATTGTATAAATTACCATCATCATCTGCCCATATTGGTCTATCGAACACCCCTTGGTCAACACCTGTTGTCCTCTCCAGAACACCTACACTCCAATGTCCTTCCTTATAATCTAGTGCAACATATCTGTTGTTTTCGAGGTTGTCTGCACTAGGATAGAACCACCATATCTCTCCATGTTGTGAATTATGAACTACAAAGACCTTACTTATTTGGGAAGTGTTGATGTCATCGAAGACATAATCCAAGGCTTCGCAAGGCAATTGTTTAGCTGACGAACCATCGTATGTATAGAATCCTTTCTTGCCCATCCAAAATGCACCTTCGTCAACTGCCACAAGTGCTTTTCTTGATGCCACACCACATGCTGTTCCTACTCTCTCGAATGAATAGACGAATGGTGGAGCGATATAGGTCGCTGTGTGAGCATCGTTATCTGTTAGGATAAGTGTTCTTCCCTTGACTCGTACACCACACATAATCTGTCCAGTTGTCTGTAGCTCCATATCACCTGCTTCGTTGGTCGCTGCTGGTGTCCAAACGGTGTTTGCTTCCTTATCACACCATTGAACCTTTCGTGGATTACCACCTGCTCCGAGAGCGAATACAAATCTTTCTTCTGTCACTAACATAGATACATTCGATACTGGTGCGTTTGTCAATGCTGTAGGAAGCACTTCTGTATCGAGTTGCCACTCGTAAATCTCTCCATCCTTGGACGAACATGCTAGAAGGTTCTCACCCCAAGTGTCTAATGCCCATGATGTCGCTTCTGCGTAAACACCTGAAGTATCAGGTTCTCTGCCATAGTAGGAAGTTCCATAATAACCACCACCATACGCTAGATTTATTAGTGCATCCTCTGAACCTGATGTCAGTCCTGCTGGTGTTATGTCATAAACCGTACTGCCCGGATTGACATAATAGAGTTTATCATACGTTCCACTACATAATTTTTCATCGTTTGAATTGTCCATCCAAGAAACCATACCTCTTGGTGGTGCTGCAAATGCACTAGCTTTTCTTGTTGTCCATCCTCCAACTGGTCTTAATGAGCCATCTTGCCATCTAACAAGACTTGCATCACGCCATCTATTGGAAGACTCGAAATCTGTTCCGTTCCTATGTATTCCCGGTGGTATTTGTAAAGGTATTAATGCCATATCATCCTCACGCTGCTATTTGTGTCCATGTTACTTCATCGTTTGTTATCGGTGTCCATGTTGCTGAAGTTTCTGATATTTCTGACCATGTTACTTCATCAGAGGTAATAGTTATCCATTTTTTTCTACCTATAGCCACAGTTCCTGATGTAGTGCTCACTATACCACTCGTACTTTGCACTCGATTACAGGTCGCTGTAATGGTCGTTTCAGGTTGGGAAGTAGCTGAACCTTGCCAAATTTTCTCTGAGTCTGCAACTAATGATGCAGATGGAGTACACGATGCGATACCACCAAATGTTCCAAATCCTAATACAGTTATACTTGCATTGGCGGTTGGTGTACCTGAACCAAACCTTACTCTGTTACAGATTGCGGCTATGGTTGCTGTTGATGTCATTGGTGCGACACCTGATAAGGTCGCTTGCCCTATCGTAGCAGTTCCTGATGTTACACTTGATAATGCACCTGCAAGTCTCACTCTATTGCACGCAGCAACTAAGGTTGAAGTTGAAGTCATTGCTCCATCACCAACTACAGAAAATACTGCTATTGCTGTTATCGTGGCTGTTGCACTTGCTGTCGCACTAGCCAATCGTACACGTTGACCTGCACCTGTTATGGTACTGGTCGGAGTTAGTGCTGCATCTGCTTCTCGTACTCGCTGACCTGCACAGGTTGTTGTGACAGTCGAAGTAAATGCACTTGCACCTGCAGCTGACAATGAAGCGACAGACGCTACAACAGTCGCACTAGATGATAATGCTCCTGAGTTTTGGATTCGTACACAACTCGCTGTAACAGTTGCTGCAACTGCTGCCGAGAATGGTTGATAGGTAGAACCATACCTATCTTGCCCATACGAATCTTGACTATATCTCGCCATGTGAGATTAGCCTAGTTCAATGTAATATCTAAATCACCTGCCGGAACACGAAATACATCACCTGCTGCAATTGTTTTACTAGCAGTTAATGTTGCATAACACATCAAATTACCTGATGTGGATGCATCATAGACACCTACATGCGTTACAGTACCAAAACCT